AAGAAACCGCAACGGACAGACTAGTTCGGGGCTCTATTCTTTGTTCATACCTATGGAATGGAACTACGAAGGATTCATTGATACTTATGGACTACCTGTATTCGAAACACCTGAACAAGAAGTATTAGATCCTCATGGTGATTTTATAGACATAGGTGTTATAGATCACTGGCAGAACGAAGCAGATGGTTTGAGAAATGATCAAGATGCTTTAAACGAATTTTATAGACAGTTTCCAAGAACTGAAGAACATGCTTTCAGAGATGAAACTAAGAACAGTATATTTAACTTAGTTAGAATATACGAGCAAATAGATTATAATGAATCTATTAAAAGACCACTTAAAGGTAATTTTATGTGGCAAAATGGTATTAAAGACACATCTGTTGTTTTTAAACCAGACTTACAAAATGGTAAATTTAATATTGCATGGGTTCCACCCGTACATTTACAAAATAATTTTTTTGTAAAAAATGGAAATAAAAATCCAGCCAACGAGCATATTGGCGCTTTTGGTTGTGATAGTTACGATATATCGGGAACAGTTGATGGTAGAGGATCTAAAGGATCTCTACATGGTTTAACTAAATTTAGTATGGAGGATGCACCTCCTAACACGTTTTTTTTAGAATATATAGCTAGACCACAAACTGCCGAGATATTTTTTGAAGATGTTTTAATGGCATTAGTATTTTACGGTATGCCGTTACTTGCAGAAAACAATAAACCAAGATTGTTATATTATTTAAAACGTAGAGGATATAGGAATTATTCTATGAACAGACCAGATAAAACCTGGAATAAATTATCTGTAGCTGAAAAAGAAATAGGTGGTATACCTAATTCAAGCGAAGATATAAAACAAGCTCACGCTGCTGCAATAGAAAGTTACATATCAAACCATGTTGGAGAAATGCAGGATGGTAACTATGGTAATATAACTTTTAACGACACGTTAAATGATTGGGCAAAATTTGATATAAATAGAAGAACAAAGTTTGATGCTACTATTAGTTCAGGTTTAGCTATAATGGCGTGTAACAGACATTTATACAAACCACACGCTGAAAGATCAAAAACAACTTTAGATTTTGGTTTTTCAAAATATAACAATAAGGGAACAGTATCAAAAATAATAACGAATGATTAAAACAAAACCTAAATCTAGTTTTCCAAGTCAGGCAGTGCCTGATGCAGAGAAGTCTAGCATGGAATATGGCTTGCAAGTTGCAAAGGCTATAGAAGCTGAATGGTTTAGAAAAGATGGTGGTATGTCAAGATACCATGATACTAAAAATCGATTTCACAATTTAAAACTATATGCTAGAGGAGAACAATCAATACAAAAATATAAAGATGAATTATCTATTAATGGTGATTTATCTTATCTTAATTTAGACTGGAAACCAGTACCTATTATACCTAAATTTGTAGATATAGTAGTAAACGGTATTAGTGAAAGATCTTATAATTTAAATGCTTTTTCACAAGATGTTATAGCCGCAAAAGAAAGAACTGATTATATTGAAAAAATGCTTGAAGATATGCGTTTTAAAGCTTTTAAACAAAACGCAAAACAACAAACAGGTATTAACACATTTAATAATAATCCTGAGGATTTACCTGAAAACGATGAGGAACTTTCAGTTCACATGCAGTTAAACTATAAACAAAGTATTGAGATAGCAGAAGAGGAAGCGTTAAATAATTTATTTAGTTTAAATAAATATAGTTTAATAAAAAAGAGATTAGATTACGATTTATGTGTTTTAGGTATGGCTTGTGTTAAAAATAGTTTTAATACAGCTGAAGGTGTTAAAATAGAATATATAGATCCTTCAAA